ATGGAAGATACAGGGGAGGAGTACTTTAAGCCTTTAACAATGGAAAGGCTAGTTGAAGGTCTAAAGGTAATAAGCCAAAAGGAAGCAGAAGTGTATCATCAAGGGACGATAGTGACTTATTCCATGCGCTTAAATCCGCCCGCAAATCCAATTGCCATTTCACTAATGGAAGAGGATATTAATATTAAGTTTCCGAAGGATTACTCGCAATTTCTATCTTTGGTTAATGGGATGGATTTCGGAAATCAAAACACTAGAGTATGCTCTTTGGAGAGGATTCACGAATTTTACGTCAACTTTGATATTTACTATGAGAACATGATCGTCATTGCAACTGCATTAGGAGCCTCTGTACACATCATCATGGAAGTGAAGGATGATGGAAACTATCGTTTATATGTAACAGACGTTCTTGGAGAAGCTGAAATGTGGTATCTAGGAGACGACTTGTTAAAATTTTTAGATGCTCTCGTTTCATCATATGGATATCCGTTTTGGGAATGGAACAAAAAGTCCTCGGAATATCTAATCAAACAATTCTACTAGAGTAATTGAAGTTCCACACCAGAGGGATTTCCTTCTGGTGTGTTTTTATGTTACGTTTTACATAATCAAACAGTGGCCCGGAATTAAGCAGATGTTCTGAGTCGAATGAGGGCTGAAAGTAGCAGAAGCGCCGGTTCGTAGCGCGTAACGCTTTCTCCATTCCTTGCTGTCGCGGAGATTATTGGGATGTTTCGAAAGAGTCAAGAGGAAAATTTGTTCGCCCTCCTGTTTTGGGGTGAAACAATAAAAGACCCTGACCGAAAGGCCAGAACCGATGCGGGATTTTTAATTCCGAGAGGTTTTAATATAGTAGAGGAGGGGGAGGGTTTACAGTTAGGAAGTTTTAGCGTTACCCCATCCAGAGGGATACACATTCTCACTGAAACTCATAACGTAATTTCCACGACACGAAAACCATATTGGCAAAATGCCTTATAAATGTTTGTTTCTTGCTTACTCGTCGTAAACTATGTCGCACAACGAAGAGGACTTTTCCCTCCTACTAAACAATAAAAAAAGCGAATAACTTATCAAAATTCGAAGTTGTTCGCTTATAAAGCTAAATTCAAACATTCATGCTATCTGAATGGTTTCAAGTAAAGTAATAATTTCCGAAACTGAATACATCTTACGATACTTTACAATTAGAGCATAAAACATGGGCAACGATATATTTTTCTTTTCCATTATTGTCTGTATCTTATTCAGTTGAGATATACTCGCTTTTAATGCAAGTAATCTTTCAATAACGAATCGCTTATCATTTGTTCCATGAGCACTCAAATAAGCGTCTTCAAACTGTTTGCAAGTTTGGAATGAATGTTTGTCTTGCATATGAATAATGAAATTATGTACAAGTAAGACTTTGGTCATTCCATCGCCTTTAAGTATGATAAAGTTATAAAAATCTTGCATGGTTTCATTATCTGTGATGTACTGTATAAGTTGAATCAATAATTTCCCATTGAAGCCCATTTCGATCAAAGTTTGTGTAATATCAATATCGTTTTTATACTCCATTTCTCTTTCCTCCCGCGTTGGCATAGTCATCTGGAAATCTAACTTGCGACTGTCTTCTTCATGCGAATCAAGTGTGTCACAACCTCAATTTTTTTAATATCTTTGTGTTATATACACAATTTATCATTATTATTTTGAGTTGTCAACTCATAAATTTTCCACACATTGTGTTGACTAAGGTGTTTTTTGTGTTGTAATGTGTGACTATATCTATAAAACAAGGAGGCAGGTCGCGTTGCATAACAGGATTAAAGCGGTTAGAGAATACTTGGGATTATCGCAGAGGGAGTTTGGTGAGCAATTAGGTGTGAGTAGAGACGTAATTAGCAACTTAGAGTATAATCGAGTCCAGCCTAGAGAATTGCTGCTAAAGCATATTTGTAAACTTTATTCTGTTAGTGAGACATGGTTAGAAACAGGTCAAGGGGAAATGTTCGTAGATAAAAAAAATCAAAATAAGAAGCTCGATGAAGCAGTTGCTATTTTCAAGAAATTACATCCAGATTTTCAAGACTATGCATTAGAACAATTAAAAAAGTTATCAGAATTACAGTCCAAGGTCTTCTGGGATTCCGATTTACAAGGTTTTCAAGGTTCCTGATATAGGCTAAGGTTAATTAATACTACAAGTGCATTTAGCACTTGTAGTATCGTTAAAAATAATGTTAATTGAACCATACTTCCTTAATTTAAGGTCGATTCTGGTAGCATTTATACGAACACACCCCAAGAAGTGATTTCGATTTCGATGTAGTGACTTGCAACAACCTCTAAACTGTAGGAATACTATTCAATGCACAGATATGATGTATGATAGGTTGTTCGCGTTAATTCAAATCAATTCTTGAACCAGTCAGCTTAATACTACCAGTTGCATTAAGGTTTATGTCGCCATTCACTTCTACAGTAAGTCCATTATTGTCTATCTTTACTTTACTGCCATTAGCATGTTCAAGTTTAATTACATCCCCTGCTTCGCTTATCTCTATACTTGTGCCTAAAGCATGTGAAAGTTGAATCGAGCCATTATTAGACATTACTTTAACTTCGCTACCATTAAGTTTTATCTCACCTTTCTTTGAGATAATATCAACGCCCAAATCATAAAGCTTGACTTCTCTCAAATCCCCATTTCCACTTGCATTATATCTGAAAATAAACTCTGTAGATGTTTTATAAAGATATCCTCTTGCACTATCACGATAATCAGGAGTATTTTCAATGAATCCATCGCCAGCACCCCAAACACTATATGGATATGAGGCAATCCCTGAATCCTTAAATGCAAATTTCAACTTATCAGAATAATCCAAATCATAGTTATATGCCACATGAGATGTTACTTCTGTTGTTAAGTACTTTTTATCAGCATCTTTCCAATAAAGTTTATTCCCTTTAGAATCTTTAGCCTGATCCTTCGACTTGACTTTACCTGTAATCCATCTTGCCTCATTTTTTTTGATGTCAATATAATCCACATAATCTCCCACATTAGCATCTTTAGGCAATGTTTTTAAGTGATCTACTGTTAGACTCGCAATATACCCATCGTCCGCTGTAATTGTGTTGGTTACAATATGTTCTGCTGTTATGGTATTTGCGCCCCTGATATCGAATTTGTTAAGATATAAAACTCTATCGTTTCCATCGATCAACATATCTCCTTTATCAGATAAGATTCTCAACCTAATCGCCATCAAATCTTCTGCGTACAATTTCCCATCCAATCCAGCGTAGAACTTTTTAATCCAATTTGGACTTGAAGCTGATCCTATATTTGCTTCGATACTAATACCTTCTGTAGCATTCATGATTGTTCTGTGTAGCATATTCCCTCTGGTGACAACAACGCCATTCTGAGCATCGATAACAGTGTTATTATAATTCCTACCCAACTGTAACGAACTCTTCTCAAGGAAGTCTGCAAGCTTCGCTCTTGCTCCTTCGTAAGCTTTATAGAAGTTCTCCCACATTTGATGAAATGCGGTTCTTGTAGAATGCAGATCATTTACAATGTGAGTTGTTGCATTCATATTTGCAAAAACAGGATTCATGTAAGCTGTCAATGCATTATACGAAGAAACCAATTCATTTCCTGCTGCAACCAATTGATTCTTTGCATCATCCAAACCATAATACGAAGAATCTCTGTCATTATAAATAGTTGTTGTATACCTGTTAATTTGATCTTTTAGAGTAGTGTATTGTTTCGTTATGCTCTTATATTGATTAGCTAAAGTTATTTTTTCTGTTGCTACAATAACGTCATCAAGAATAATGGAGTCAAGAACAGTGAAGTCAAAATTAAGTGCAGCAGCGTCCAACAATACTCCACCTTGCTTTGTTTCAATACGCAAACGTTTAGCAACCAAGTCTTCGGCAATGAGTGTACCATCTTCATAAGTGGTATTCCCAATTGATGCGTACACTTTATTTGTCCATCTGTTGTTTTCCCATTTTTGCAAAGCCAAACCATTCGTTGCATTTAGCCATGCTCTGTACTTTCCATCGTTCCTAAGAGCAATAAAGCCATGGTTTCCAATAACAACATTGTTATAGAATTGCCCCATATTCAGGCCAGAATAGAATTGTGAATCTTCGATCTTATTTCTCAAATCTTTTTCTGCATCATAATAGTTCTTGAATTTCAAAATAAATTCTGACCTATCAGCGATATCGCTTGTTTTTTCGGTTAATGGATCATTCACATCAATGTTTAAGGGGCTTTTACTTGTGATTTTCATGAACTGTTCCATATATGTTACCAACGCATTATAAGCGTTTGTTAGAGGAGTAGTGGAATACAAATTGGTCATACTAGGAGCTTTTTTAAAGAATTGGGCCGATGTATCAAATACATCATCTCTTTGGGAGGTTTTATATTTCTCTGCTTGTTCAAGCATACGTTTATAGCTTGCTTCAATTTTATATAGCTCTGTAATTACTTGAAGTTTTTCGAGTGTTGAGAACTTATTGTCCATTGCAATCTTCTCAAAGTCGCCAAGATCAAGATAATTGTTTTCAGCATCAAGTATCGTTTTTCCGACATTGTTGACAATTTTAATCTCTTCTGCAACAAGATCATGTGTATAAAGAGTCCCATCGATTCCTGCCCAAAGAACCTTCTCCCATCCAGATGGAAAGCGTGTTGCATCATTATTTTTTCTTTCAACAGCAATGCCCTTACAATCAGTCAAGCTTACCTTTGTAATATCATTAAATGCTTGCAGACCGAAGCATTCTCTTGTATTAGGCGGCTTTTCTTCAACTAATCCCATTTTCATGACAAGCTTTCCAGCACGATTAAAAATTTCACCTTTTGAGCCTTGCCATTTAACAATGCCATGCTCATCTTCAATGGCGAGATTAACGCCAGATACCACTTTCCCATAAATTCTTTCACCAACAACAAGATGAAGATGTTTTTGGAAGTAATCTAACAAAACATCAGGATTTAAATGATTTATTACTGATTTTTCTTTGATTTTGTGTGTAAGATATGTATTTATGCCACTCCTGTTTATTCTGTATACTGTCAGCATTCCACCTACACCTTCAAATGAAATGTTATCAAATACTTCTCTATAGATATCAGTGACGTTTTTTCCTTCAGTTAGGTTTTTACACGCTATTTCGTAGGATTCCTTTGTTCTTATTCCTGCTGTTAATAAGTTAACCCCGCCACGAGGAATATCACTATAACAAGTTGGTAGAAAATTATTATACGATGATAACTGATGCAAAACAGTCTGTTCTCCATTATGTTCACAGACTACAACCTCAATAACTTGTCCATTATGACTTTGGACAATCAGGTTTTTTAACGATTCAACATTTCTAATATCTTGTAAAAGAAACTTCTCAATAACTCTGTAGCAATAGTCTAGTTCGCCTGAACAAAATATCACCATGTCATCTATGTGATAAAGCTTTTTTGCTATAGTGTCATGCCTATACAAAATTTCATCAATTAATACTGATGTAGCAGAATCTGAGCCAATGAAAATGGTATCCCTCGTCTGTATAATTGTAGCATTACTCATACTTAACTCCTTTCCTTCACAAACTGCTTAAGCCTATTTTTTAATTGGTCTGAAATCACATGCGAATCATTGTGTAGCCACTTGCTTAAATGTTCTCTGGAAACTGCAACTTTATTAGCAATAAAAACTATTGGAGTGCCATATCTCTCTTTTAATCCGAATAGAGCTTTGCGTAATTCCGTGTCGTTCATTTTAAACATCACTCCTTTGTAATAATGCAATACTGCAATCTAATAAGCATAAATAAAAAAACCGCCGATATATCTCGGAGGGCTTCACTTCGTAAAGTGACTGGTACAACAGTAATTCTACTCAAATGGCAGAGATGTTACCGCAGAATAATGTATTCATTATGATGCTACTATCTAACAACTAATGTACGCCATTAAATGACCTTGCGACGAGGTCATCGGATGTACCATTATCGGATATTATCCCCTCAATAAAGAACAGAAGCCACTTCCAACAGTGAAGCGGCTTTTTGTGTTATATACATTCTAAAATTGATTCTAAGCCACTCAGTACCAGATTATAGTGCTGTAACGTCAGAATAACTTCTATATTCTCGGTAAGCCCATCACACCTAATTTCTCTAATAAATTGTTCCAATTGTTTACTTTTGCCAAAACAATAGAACAAATAGTGTTTTCGACTCTTTGAGAAGTGAGGGAGAAAAGGGGCTATATCCCCTTTTCTCCATGAGCGATGACAAACCAACCTTTCCTGTCGTGGCAAGTTTTTTTTGTCGTTCTCTCCTCAACACTTTCGGCAAATAGGAGATGGGGCATTATGAAAAAGAATGAAACGAATGAGAATCAAATCGAGGTCATTCAAGGTGAAGTCTGGAGAGAAATTGCAGGTTATGAAACACTTTATCAGATAAGCAATTATGGACGAGTTAAGAGTTTAGGTAACAGTCAAGATCGCCAAGAAAAGATTTTGAAACAGCAACTTCAACGAGATGGGTATAAAAGAGTCTGGCTATATAAGAAAGGTTTGAAGCGAAAGAGATTTCCTGTTCATAGACTTGTAGCTAACGCATTCATCCCAAATCCGCTTCGCAAAGAACAAGTTAATCACCAAAATGGAAACAAATTGGATAATAGACTTGAGAACTTAAATTGGATGACACGTAAAGAGAATATCGCTCATGCCTACGAAACTGGGCTAGTTAAGAAGAATAAGAATCCAGTAATCGCAACTCATTTGGACACAGGGGAGCAACGACAGTTTAAGTCGCAGAAAGAAGCATCTAGGGAACTTGGTTTTTATATGAAGAATATCTCTAACGTACTAAAAGGAAGAATCACACATGTAGGTGGATGGAAATTCGAGCGTAGTTCGTTAGACAAGAAATCATCATAATAACAAGCCGAAAGCAATCATTGGTCTGTCCAATTTTGACATAGAATATTTTCTCTTTAACCCCGAATACGAAAATCGTGTTTGGGGTATTTACTTTAATTTGTGAAGTCAAAGGAGCGAAATTAGATGAACGATAAGTATTTCTTCTGTTACTCAACAAACTTGCAAATATTTTTGAAAAATAAAGGGTTCAGTTATATCTGCTGTGCTTATCACGCAAAAACAATGAGGAAGTTCTGGCAGTTCAAACACAATAAAGCATTACAGGCTGCGCTAGACGAATATCGAGAACAAGGAATTGAGTTAAAGAGGACTTAACAAGGCTTCTTGTTGAGTCCTTTCTCTTGTAATTCCATGCTGATAGTTCAAAAAGACAAATGGTAATTCAAAGGGGCGATCATTAATGCAAAAAGAAGCAATCAAGAAACTAAGTGATTTATATATAATTCAAAGAGGTAAATATCTCTTGCAAAGTAAGAAGGGTAATTGGCGTCATGTTACAGCAGGGCAGTTGAACAAGTATACCAAGAAAAAAGATATAAGACTGTCAGATTGGCATCTAGAGAACCATTTGAATGGTAATTTCACCATCGGGACATTTGCAGGTGATTTTGGTAGTATCTTTATGTCATTTGACGTAGACTTCCGTGATAATGAAATGGCAAGATGGATTACTTATAAGATTACTTATACACTTGATTCGTTTGGAATCGACCATCACACTAGCTTTAGCGGTTCAAAGGGTTATCACATTGATATATTCTTTGAAGATAAGATTACAGTAAAACATGCAAGAAAATTCTTTGACTATGTGATTGAGACGTCAGATGTTAAACAACATACACAGGGGCAAGTTGAATTTCGCGTTAGCGAGAAACAAGGAATCAAACTGCCACTCGGAATCCATCAAGTAACAAAGAATTATTGTGGTTTCTGTCGTGTGGAAGAGGGATTAAGAGTCATGAACAAAGAACAGAGTGAAAAGTATCTGTTGATGATAAAGCAGATACCAAGTAGGCAAGTATTAAATGTTATCGAAATTGCTGAATCAGAATTAGATGAAATTGATACAAAACAGTTCATTGAATCACAAGATGCGATCAGCCCATTTGTACCACTGGCGAATCATGAACAGTCAGAAGATTACTCGATTTCGCGGGCGCAAAAGCTTCTAACCGAAGGATCACAAGTACAAGGTAGCCGACATAACTCAACATTCTTAATTTGTATGTATCTCAAAGACTGTGGATACGAGCGTGACGAATGCAAAAACGAATTGTATGATTGGATGGACGCGCAAAACCCTGATTCATATACAACGAAGTTAAACGATTGTTACAAGGACATTGATTTAGTTGTTCGAGACGTTTACGAGAAGGATTATAACCTACGCGGCGGTAACAAGGATTTGACAATTACTTTAAACGAATTGAAATGGATTATTGACCGATGTCCTGAAAAGAACCAGAAGCTAATCACATATGCAATGCTGAAACATTCTAAACGCCATGCGAATATGCAAGGCGTTTTTTATATGCCATTTACAATGATTGAATCAGCAACAGGTGTAGTTGAAAAAACAGTAAGAAACCAAGTAAACAAGTTGATTGAACTAGGTGTCATTGAAGTTGTCGCTCGTAACAGGAAGCCAGTAGGCGGTAAAGGGTTTCAACGAAATCTGCCTAATCTGTATCGCTTAAACATTGATGTTTTTGTTGATGATTCAAATGTTTTGACGATAAATGAATCCCATGACTTGAAGTCGTGTATGTTGTTCTTCTTTGATAAAAAGGAATTGAAAAATATGTTGCCGAGAAGACAATATGAGAGTTTGGTTGGTTGATTTGATATGTTGCTTGCGCGTTGATGTAACTGCCACAAGCTGACTGGTCAAATTACCTATTGATTAATGCTTGTAGTGATTAAGTACATTGTACAGTAATGCTTATAATGCTCATAGCCCGTTGAGTTCCAGAGATTAAAAAAGATAAATAATCTATTGTAGGTAATATCGTACAACGCGCTGATAAGACGCTTTGAACTCAATTGAATCTGGATTTTATTGAGATGCAGACAAGAAGATGATGTTTGTGCTATGCAAAGATCAGTTAGTCTACTCTTTATAGCATTCTCTATTTATCTTTACTGCTTCATTTTTGCTTGATTTCGAGCGTAGATTAATAGGTATATCGTATCAAGTTTGCTCGGAAACAAGCAGATAACATTGCTTCAGTAATAAGCTAAATGTGCAGATATAAATGTGAATTGAAATATATCTGCTAGAGTCCGAAAGATGTATAATATTATCAAATAACTCATTAAAGGGATATAGAAATATTTGAACTGAATTTTTTGGGAGGATATTCTTGTGAAAATATTAGTTATTGGGAATGGATTTGATTTGGCTCATGGATTACCAACAAAATACAACGATTTCTTAGAATTTCTTTCACTAATTAAAGATATGTCTATGTATCATGGTAACCCAGTAAATTTTTTAAATCAATTAAAGGAATCATCAGTTGACCATTATATCCAAAAGTACATTGAGGATTTAATTTCAAAAATAACTGATGAATATAAAATAAATAACGACGATGGTAAACTTTTAAAACTTCAAGACCTTAATACTTTAGTAAACAAATCAAAGGACGAGTTAATTCAAGAATTAATTGCAAACCTTAAAGGAAATTTATGGTACGAACATTTTGTTGAGGCTAAGTCTTACATTAATGAAGGATGGATAGATTTTGAATCAGAAATATCAAGGGTAATACAAGTTCTGGAACAATATAAAATTAAAGGATTGTTTCACCCAAGAGACATTGTAGAAGAGGACGTTAAAAAAATTCTTTTCTCGGTTAGTGTTCGAGAGAGAAGTTCAAATACCGCTAAATTTAAGGTTGATGAAAAACTGGTTCAAGAACTTGAAGAGGATTTGAATAAGCTAATACGAAGTTTGGAAATATTCCTTGAGGATTGTATTGGGAAAATTAATATTGAGTATCTGCTTCCAGACATACAAAACATCAAATTAGATTATCCTGATAAAATACTAAGTTTTAATTATACAGATACTTATACGAAAGTCTATAAGCCTGAACGTCGTATTGACTGTGACTTTATTCATGGAAAAGCTGATATTAGACATAACATTGAATCGAATAACATGGTCTTAGGCATTGATGAGTATTTAGACAGCACTCAATCGAGTAAAAATACATCATTTATTGTGTTCAAAAAATATTTCCAAAGAATACACAAGGAAACAGGTTGCGACTATAAAGATTGGATACAGGCTATTCAAAGTTCAAGTGCTATGTCCGAACTTTTCATTTTTGGACATTCGCTGGATACAACTGACAAGGATGTTCTTCGAGAATTAATTGAAACGGAAGGTTTAATAACTACAATCTTTTACTACAACAAAAAAGTATATGCTTCTCAAATTGCAAATTTAGTAAAAGTGTTAGGCGTTGATAATTTAATTTCACGAGTTCATGGTCGAGATAGAAGTATTATTTTTAAGCATCAACAAGACCCAATTAAAAGAGCAGATCCATTCCAAGTTTCTAATTCGGTAAATATGTAAGAGAACTACGCTACTAATTTATTTGCGTTTGAGAACCAATAACGACTTTTAGGCTGTTACATTTTTACGCTTCCGTCTCCATAGTATGTTTCTTACGCTCTACAATGCCCTCTGGCAGCTTTCGACCGCAGGACTACTACTTGATTAATTTCGTCATAGCATCTGCTATAAAACGGCACAACTCGTCTGACTTATACGATGTGTCAGTGAGTCGGTACGCTTCCTCCATCAGCACGACTGCAAAGACTAACTGAACACCATGCTACAAGCACATAACTAGATTGAATCTGAGTTTTATTCAGATTGAAGGAGCGGGATTATGAATAAAAATAACGATAATCGCAACAACAACATTCCTGAGTCTTTCGAAAGCAAAAGCTTAGAGGAATTATGGGAACTTCTGCTAGGTAAGGATGGCTTAGAAGTACAAAAAGCGAAATATGAAGCAAGAAAGTTAAAGCCTGATTATCGGGAAGGGGAACTCAATCTATATGAATGCCCGATGTGCGGTTCAGACGATGTACCGAATGTTGATATAGACTTTGATCTTAACATGAATAACGACAGAATCAAGAGCATCAAAATGCGCGGCGGTAAGTGTTCTCGTTGTGGTGAGACATTTTATGATTCCAAGGTTACAGACCTAATTAGAAAGATAAAAAAGCTGCTTGATTAACAAATGAATTTCAGACTCTAGAATGAGCAGGCTCTAAGCGTTCTATTAGAACTTTAGTAACCATAGTAACTATTTTCAAGTGTGCTCGATTATTGTATACTAAAAGTCACGCCTGTTGATTAACCAAAAACTGTAACTTTATGTCCGATGAAAACAGCACTCTGATCCCTAAGCAAAGAAAGTTTAATGAGCCATATAGATTGAACAAGGTCGAGGAACGTGGTAGACTTTTTCATGAGGCCGCCTCTTTCGTCTTGGGTAACGGAAAGGCGTTCTTTTTGCTATTCTTTTTTGTATTTTATTGGTTAATCAACAGGCGTGACTAAAAGTGCAAGAATATTTCTTGGAGTTGGTCGAAATGATTAATTGGACAAGTAACAGGCTAAATTTTTCCCTTATATATTTTGGCAAAAAGCGGAGTGGCTACTAAGCCCTCCGCTTTTTTTGCGCAAAAATGTTGCAGTACTTTATTTGGCTTTCAGGGGGTGAGTAAAATGTAAGCACTAAAAACATTAATCTGGCAGTTGTTTCATGAATAATTTGATCTGGAGGGATTACATTGACCGAAAAACGAGTTTCAACCAATGACTTTTCACTTGATAATCTGATTGGCAAAGAAGTAACCATTAAACATGTTAAAGGAAAAATACCATTAGTTAAAGGGATGTTCGGTCGCTACAAGGAGTTTATTTTAGATGTTCAAGCCATGATAGAAAAAGATGATTATAAGCTAGTGATTCTCATGAGAGGAAAAAGGAAAGACTCAAAAGTAGAGTACACTGGGTATAAGCGTTTACTTTCCGAGGTAAATCTCATTCTTGTGGCAGATGGAGAAACCGTAGATATCCATACACCTGAGATACAAAGAATGCATGAGGAGCTAAATAAAACTTATCTTTTATTAAAGAATCATGGAAAACTTCGACAATCATCTTCCACAAATATATGAAAAGATACGAATTAATAAAGAAGACCCCAAGGCAAAATACATGTCTAAGTTACTAAAGAATTTAGTGGAAGATAATTAGCAATTTTTGATATCGCTAGATTTTAATTAGGAGGTCTTGAGGTATTGGGTAAAAAAAATAATAAAAAGGGTAGAACAATTAAAAGAAATACGCACAATGTTGTTGATTTTAAAAAATACAAAAGCAAAACATTAGCTGTAAAAAATTTAGCAATTAAACAGCCAAAACCATTTCATCTGCAAAGCGAAGAATATCAAAAGGGCAGCATCGACTCTATGTTAGATGATTAAAACTAACTGAAACATAATTTGAGAGTTTAGCCACCAGATTCAATTTGTTATTCAAAATTGCCCAAAAGTGGAAACCCGCTTCTGGGCAATTTTGAATTTTTATTTCTATTACCCTATCAGCTTCTTCTTCTGTGATTCAAACTCATCTCCGCTGAGTATTCCGTCATTTCTTAGCTGAGCAAGCTTTCTAAGTTCATCAGCAACAGACACATTCTCATGCGGATTATTGCTGATTGCGAGAGTTTCTTTTTGCTTGTCTTCTTCATCGGCTTGTCTGATAAGGACTCCGATTAATTGATGGCAATGATATGCCGTATTGTAAGCATCTTTGTATTCATGGCTGTCTTTCGCATATGAAGTAAAATCAGAATCTAGGAAAGCAATTTTATGAATCGGGTTTGCTGTATCATTAACAATCACGTTCAACTCAATCTTCTTCACTTTCTCTTGACTTGTCGTTGAGCCAGAAAGACCTCCCATCAAAGCTCCTACACCACCAGCAAGCAAACCACCTAATAACGCTCCTCCAAGTTGGCTGCCTCTATTCGTAGACGTAACACTGATACCATCGGTCAAAATTTCAGATTTTAATATATCTGAATATTTATACAATTTGTCTTTGTGGTAGAAATTTGTGTTTACAAAAGAAATCTGTTTCGAGTTTTCATCAATAGACAAAGTAACATCTCCACTTTGAGAAGTGTACCTTTGAGTCGATTTATAGTTTGGGATATTCACTAACCTTTCATCTGTTATCTGACGCTTCTGTTCCATTTTCTCTTCTTCAAGTTCTTTATGCTTCTTATAGCAATACCATGAAGCAACTCCAAATCCGATAAGTAATAACCACGCTACACCTCCGTGAGCAATTGCAATAAAAAACACTATAAATGCAAGGATTCCAAATATACCCCCAAAGCCTAAATACATATTATACCTCCATTCAACATTTGCTCACCTTTTCGCAAGCGTCGAGATAATCATTCATTAAATTGGTTTCCTTCTTTAGCTGATTAATCTCCTTATCAAGCTGTTTAAGTCTTGCCTTCCGTTTATCACTCTCTGATTCACAAGCTGTTGCCAATAGAATCAAAAAGATACAAGTAATACTGAGTATGTAGTTCTTTATTCTCATCTGTATACACCCCCTAGTTGTAAAGTCATATACCAAATTATAGTATCGTATATATACGATTATTTCAATGAAACTTCTGATATACGATTATGTGAAAGTCTACACACCTTCCATACGCTTGTATGGAAGGGAAGTGATAAAAATGTCTTCAGATTTTTTAAAACTCGTTGGAGAACGTATCAGAACGTTACGCAAAGAAAAAGGCTACACTCAAGAGTCTTTATCGGAAAAAAGTGGAATACATGTTACATATATTTCAGATATTGAACGAGGGGAAAGAAATATCTCAATGGAAACACTTGAAAAAGTGATTACTGCCTTAGACGTAAACGCAGTTGAAGTGTTTAGAATCGAGGGTATTGAAGGTATAGAAGAACGGAATGAAAAAAAGCTATTAATCGAAGCATTTAACTCATTATTAGCTGGAAGAAAAATTGAGGAAGTCCAAATGATTCTCAGACTCGCTAAGGACGTTTTAGGTACATTCGATAAATTGAATTAACCAAAAATACTGCAACTTGAAATAACAATAGTCACCCTCGCCTTCAAAGTTTTACTGGCTTGGGTGACTATTGGATTTTGATTTATTGATTTGTTGTTTTTAGCTTCCGAGTGATTGAATTTGAGAGTACACTTTTTGCAAGTCGTAGATGCAATAATTCGCTTTGATGTATTAATTCGGCAGAATGCATATCGGTGATAATTTCCTCAATGGTGAGTAAATGAAGGTCGTTTGTGCCGCGTTCATGAACCAACATCATAATCGCAGCAATTACTTGTTGATACGTCCTTATTTTATAAACTAAGTCATTCTCTTCAAATAGAAGGTGTTCATATTTTTCCAACGATACACTCATGTTATGCCCTCCTGTGATATTACAATCGCTCTCCACTCTTTTGATGCCCAAATTCATTTGGTGTGTCTGTCTTTGGTCTTTATTTTCTGAAACAAGTTTAAAATGCGTTTTAGAGATTATTAAGTAGTGATAGTGATAAAAAAGCATCATTCATTGCAACCATGCATGTTTGTATTTGTCTTGCACAGCCCTTATAATTTAATATCGTTGAGTGGATTAAATTTCTCATTTTGCGTTTTTAGAGCTGTTCCAAACATACGTACATAACGATTTGTCATGCTGATATCGTTATGTCGTAGGAGACGTTGTAGAGTAAAAGCATCCATGCCATTTTGAATACAACGTACAGCAAACGTGGAGCGGAATGTATGGCATGATAATCTTACATCTTTGAAATTCATAATCTTCTTTAATCGTTTGAATATTGTTTTAATAGATTCGGCCTGCAACTGTGTATTTCTATCAGTAGGAAATACATATTGCCCAATGTTATCAAAATGTTTCTCACAGTATACCCGAAATTCGGCCAATTCTTTACATAATTTCTCTGTAAGGGGGACGGATGATAATTCTCTCTTCTTCCCGAGTATCGAAGCAGAGCCGTTTTTCAAATCCATATCAGACCATTTCAAATTAACAAGTTCTCCAAGACGTACTCCTGTCCCTAAAAGGAAAACTATTATCGAGTAATCACGAATGGCATAAAAAGTGCGTTCTCGTTGTTTAATTCGCCGTAGATAACCAAGCATCTGTTCGATGTGATAATCGGAAAACGGCTTAATAACAATATCTTCCTTGGCATAATTGACTTTCTTACAAACATTTTGCTTCTCGTTAATAATTTCGTTTTCTTGCAACCAATTGTAGAAGTTTTTCAACACACGAAGCTTGTTATTGCTTGATGTCGCATTATTTCCATTTTCATTTTGTAGTTCTATAAGAAATGATTTCACCGTTAGTGATGAAACATCATAGATACTGACCATTTCGTTCTTAGCTCAGTAGTTTTGAAACATATTAAGAACAGAATCATAAACCTCTAGTGTGTTAGACGACAGATTTTTGTATTTCTTGTCAGCAATAAATTCTTTAGTGGCAAACTTAATCAACATAAAAAACACACCTTCCAAATGGGAATTTAGTGTCCCAAAAGGTTAGTGTGTTAACGTTCCAAAATGGAGTTTTAACCTGACCTCAAACCAAAACTCTCAACAAATCTTCTTGAAAGCGGGTGATGGGAATCGAACCCACGCCACCAGCTTGGGAAGCTGGAGTTCTGCCATTGAACTACACCCGCAGGAAGTTGTATTGGAATTATCGCACAGTACTGAAGAAAAATCAAGCAAGTTATTGAACCGACGCGTTTATAATAAATCATGCACATTTAACATACATATAGGCATAAAAAGTATATTTAGTCTGCGGAGGATTGCGCTTGAATCGTTCATTTTACGCTTTATTGGTCAGTCAAACGGCAACCAATCTTGGCTTTGCGCTCTATACGATGGTTGTGGTCATGCATCTGTACACGCAGACCGGTTCGACGGCGTTGTCCGCTGCCGTGACGTTAATCAGCGCAATTTCGCGAATGGTCAGCGGCGTTGTTTTGCCGTCGTTTGCCGACCGGTTTCGGCTTCCGATACTGCTGATCTTGTCGCAAACGGCGCAACTGGTTGTTCTCCTGTGTCTTGCGCTGATGCTGACGCAGGACGTTTCCGCCTCGAGCTTGATTGTCATCATGGTGCTGCTCGCGATCATTTCTTTTTTTAACGGCTGGTTCTCGCCTGTGAAAAGCTCGTTGCTCCGGGCTGTCGTACCCGAGAAGGAGCGGGTGAGAGCGATTGGCTTGCTATCGACGGTGGATCAAACGTTCCAATTTGCCGGATGGACTCTGGGTGGCGTGCTGCTGACGGTTTTGGGCCAAGGCGCTACGCTTGGGATTACTTTTGCCCTGCTCGTCGTATCGATCGGATGCATATTTCTATTGAAGCAGCATGAAACGACGGAACTTCGAACGGGACAAGGATTCGTGTCCGGATTAACGGCAGGCTGGAAAATTCTTTACAGGCATGAAGGACTGCGCGTGCTCGTCATGATGGATTTGATCGAATCTTGGGTCGGCACGATCTGGATCGGAGCCGTCACGTTAACTTTTGTCAAAGAGGCTTTGCACGAAGGAGAAGCCTGGTGGGGATATATTAACGGCGGTTACTATTTAGGCACTATCGTCGGCGGCTTGAACGTCCTTCGGCTTTCCCGCCGGATGCAGGGGAAGCTGACCATGAGTATGCTGACGGGAGCGTCTTTGTTCGGTGTGCTGACACTGCTGTACGGGTTCGTATCGAACAGCATGCTGGCGCTGCTGCTCGTCCTGTTGATGGGGCCGGCTTATCAGATCCGCGATCTGGTGCAAGAGTCGATGATTCAAAATAGCTCGGACGAGCATACTTTGCTTAAAGTGGCGGCAGCCCGGTCCACCTTGGTCCAGCTCATCTCGATGTTATCCATTGCCGTGATCGGAATCGTAACGGACGTTATCGGCGTTCGGTTGGTTTATATCGTCTCCGGTTGCGTGCTGCTCGTTTCGTCCGTGTACGGGTTCGTGCAGTTGCAGCTTCGAAAAAAAGGGGCTTTGCTGGAGCGCGAACACCTGTAGCGCCCTTTCTCAATCGTTGGCCTGCTCCTCGTATTGCGGGAACAGCAGCTTGAGCATCCCCAGAATGCGCTCCCGGTCTTGATCGGTGAGCAGGTGGCCGTTGTAGTGAAGGCCGCTCACATATTGAAGCGACTTGCCGATATCGTACAGATGCTCGAGCGTCTGGGTATCGGTTTTTTCGGCGTCCGCTCCTATCGTTCGGAACTGCTCCGCCATGTTCTCCAATTGGCCGATCAGCTTGTAAATCTCGACCTTCGGCGGATCTTGCTGAAGCAAAGCTTGAAGCGTATCCGGCGTAATCTCAAAATCGTCGCCGAAGAACGGGCGATATTCTTTTTCCAATCGTTTAAGGGCCGCCCGGGGAATGCCGGGAAGGGCTTGAACGATCCCGTCGAGGTCGATACCGAGAATATCGAGCAGGTCTTGGAACGCCTGCCGGTACTTGTGGGTGTCGGCAAGCTTCCGATAACCGGCGGCCGCCATCAGGTCGGCATACTCGACGCCCAGCGGTTCGACCAGCTTCTCCAGCAGCTCGGGCGAGGGCATGTTTTTTTTCTTGCCCGTTTCGATCTGGGACAAATAAGGGTTCGAGTAGCCGATCCGATCGCCCAATTGGGTAAGCGTCAGTCCTTTGGCTTCTCTTAGGCTTTTTAAATAGGCTCCGAATTGCTGAACGTTCATCCACGCACATCCTTTCTTGTTCTTCTAGTATACACTTTTGCTTGCTATTAGTAAATAATATCGTAAATATTATTGCTATTAGCAAGAATTTGTGATAATGTTACTAACACAAAACAAGAAACGATGAGCAGCAGCCTGTGGATGCTTGTCCGCAGCAACAATAACCATTCGGGTGAATCGAAAGGTGGTCGCTATGAACGATACGCTCACGCTTGCGCAAAAGAAAGCCGTCCGTGCGGCTATGGAAGAACGGCTAGCTCTGTACCGGAGCTACAAATACAGCAGCTTCGAACGCCGCGAAGCCCGGGTTATCGCCAGCTACGACCCGCGGTACCATGGGGTGACGAATGCGGTAAGCGATCCTACCGCGCAGATCGCGGTGTACAACGTCAACGAGCAAATGCACCGCAGTTACGTATGCGATTCCGTGGAAATCGCGCTGAGCCTGCTGCCGGACAAGCAGCGGTCGATCATCGAAACGCGGTATATGCGGCACAATACGCCGACGGATATGCAGGTGTGCGACAGGCTAAGCATGTCCAAGGATACGTACGACCGAAACCGGCTTGCGGCGATGTACGAATTGGCTTTATTTTTGGAAGTGGATTGCGGGTTCGAGCTGACATAGCGCAGTAAGCAGCTGAATTATACTGAAAAAAGCCGGTGTTTCCTACGCGTAGGAGCACCGGCTCTCTATTTTACTTACGTTAGATGGTAAAATGCGTGTCTTCGTCTTTCCAGATGCCGGGCTGCCGCTTCGGGAGGCTCTTTAAATGCGCCACTTCCTGCGGTACGCCGCTGGCTGCCGCAGCTTCGTAGATCGTCATGCCGCCCAGAATGAGTTCGTCAGGCATCAGCAGCTCGACGGCGAACTGGTTGGCTTCGCTCTCGATCCGGTCGATCGAAACGAGCGTGTTCGTGCGAAGGAAAGGCGTATTCACCTTGGGGTGAAGGAGCACGTGCCCAAGCTCGTGCGCGCACGTAAAGTGCTGGCCGGATTTATCCAAGCTTTGGTTGATATGGATGCAGCGGATGCGTTTGTACGTGCTGAAGTAACCGAGAATGTTGCCGAGCGGCTCAAAGAGAACAAGGATGTTTTTCTGAGATGCGATTTTGAAAGGGTTGTTCGTTCCGTATTTTTTAATCAGTTGCAAGGCTGCTTGTTTCGAATTTCGCATCTGTTTTATCTACCCCCGTACCGATTTTATTTTCGATATTTGTTCGGGGTAAACTTCTGTTTCGCTAACTGCTTGGCAAGCCGCATGGAATTCTCTAGCGATATTCGCAGCAATTCTTTACTCTCCTCATCCAAGGTTTCGCCATGAAAAGCAAGAGCTTCATCGGACTCGAGATCGCTGAGCATTCGTTCAAGATCCCGGGCGATGTCCTTCTCTTCTTTGGGTGTCAAGGGAGACGTGCCCCGCTTCTCCTCCATGAACGATACGTTCGGTGAAGGCTCGTCGGACAAGCCCAGAAGATAATCCGTCGTCACTTGAAAATGGGAGGCGAGCTTGCCGGCCATATCGGCGCTCAGCCGTTTTTTTCCCCTTTCGATCTCGTAATAATATTGAGGCGTAATGTTCAACAGCTCGGCGACAACGGTCCCCGCCATATTCCTTGCTTTTCGAATGTCCCGCATCCGATTCCCCATAAGACACTTCACCTTTTCTGAACTGGCTTTTAATAGAACGCTTGTTTCCATTGTATCAGCTTTTAGCTTAAAAATCAACCTAAAACAACTTAATAATGAAGATAATGGGAGATAAATTAAGCAAATAGATTGTTTTATGGATATATTTGTGCGATAATACCTCTATATGATGAAATTGAGAGATTGTATTTTTGAAGCTAATAGCTTATTCTTGGTTTCGTAAAGCGAACGATATGCTAATGAATGGAGGCGCCTCGAATATGACGAATCACGTCCATAACCTTGAATCTGCAAACGCGGCTCAACCGGCTAACTCTGTAAGGGAGCGGCGGCAGGTTGCGGCAAAAACGGTGAAGAGCAGCAAGGCGGAGCAGGTTTGCAGTGTGCAAGCGGGGTCTTGGGAACCGCGTCAATCGGTGACTTTGGAGATGCTCCGGACGAAGCTTGCCGGGCTCGTTCAAGCCGGACAACAATGTGAAATTCGGGCGCTTCTCCGGCACTACGGCGCCGAACGGCTGCCGGATGTTCCAACGAAATATTTTGACGAGCTGCTCCACGCGGCGGAAAAGCTCGGGTGAACGGTACCGCAAGTTTAAACTGTAAGTTTGATCGGACATACTTCCAGAGCATGACGAGAGGGGAATAAACCGGAATGATGATGCTTAATGTCGAATTAAACTACGAAAAAATAGCTATAGATCAGCTTCGAGGATATAAACGGCTTGTTGGACGAATCAAGATGCTTGAGAAGTTTCCTGTCAGCGGCGGGATGCGCCTCGGCACGATTGTTCAGGACGGACAGCTGCAAAACGTGCATCACCATTGGCGGAAGCTGTTGGCATCCGGCGCAGAGCAAGAAGCGCTGCGAAGCACGGAGGCGAAAGTCAAGGCGCTGTTGGAAGGGCTGTTGGGTACATCGGACGGCTATCAGGGGATATTGGCACGGATAACTGAGCTGCAAGAGCTGGAACGGCAAAAGGAGCGAATGGAGCATGCTCTGGATGCTCTGGACGATTTGAAACACGAATACGCGCAAGTACTCAAATTGCTCTATCTGGATGGAAACGAGCCGCATGACATCGCTTGCGATCTGGGCATCTCCCTATCCACCTTCTATGGATGGAGACGCAAAGCGTTGAAGGAATACGGAATATTGATTAGCTAGAGTCGCAGCGGTCTGCGGCTCTTTTTTTGCGCTACGGGTCTGCTTGATCCGTACGGCAGGATTCGCCTGTGCTATAATGAAGCTAATTTTCAATGAAGAGGAAACGAGGAGAAAACAATGCTTCAAGAGGATTTGGCATTCATCAAAAGCGTTAAAATGGAGGACATTCCGTGGCAGCGCCTAATTTCCTCCTACGGGCGGGCAGCGGCGTTTCCGCAATGGTTTCATGCGATGGCTCACGGAGATATGGAGGCGATGGGCCATGCTGCCGAGCAATTGGCCGAGGAGTTGGAGCATCAAAGCACGCTGTGGCACGCGACGCCGTTCGGCGTGATTTTTGCGATGCGGATGTTTGGCGAAGCTGCGAACGATTCGGTCAAGCAGGAATTGAGCGAGCAGAAGCGGGAGCGGCTGAATGCGCTTATCGTCGCGATCCTGAACATTTGTCAGCCCATTGCGGCTGCGTGTGCAGATACGCTGGGCCATGTCGTCGAGATGGAACCGTTCTTGTCCATCACCGATCTGCTTCGCGAAAGCGAGCTTTGGCCGGAAGATGAGGAAGAAGACGAGGAACGTTGGGAGGACGATCCCGTCTCCGATCAGGCATTTTACAGCTTCGTTTACTATACGGCGCAAATTTTGCTTCTATATAAGAAAGATATTCGCCGGCTTTGCGATTCGTCGTGTGAGGAAGTGCGGGATGCCGCCGAGGAACTGCATGCGGAGGTAGAAAGAATCGAGGCTGGTGGCTGAGTTGAGAAAGCCGGGGCTTAGTGGAAAAACGTCGGAATATCGCTGCAAATGCGTTGGAATAACAATGGACAACCTTTGTAACGAAGTGCGGTTTTCCCGTGCTATGATGTTAATGTAAGATAATTGTGCTAAGGGGAACACGAACGAAAGAGTCGCAGCGATGCGGCTCTTTTTGCATTCGCTCCGCCGCACAAGATTAGGCTTCAGGGGGAGGGAGGATATGGAGCGGTTGCGTAAACTGGATGGTACAGTTCAAGCAGGCGATTTCCGAAGCACCCTTTGAGGTGTGCGCCGCTGCCGGGCGGAAGGAAGCGCAGGCTGCGGCAATTCATGAAGCTTCGATTTTCTGGCTTCTATTGGGGTGGTGAACGTGGAAGAAATTAAGCAGGGGATCGCGAAACGGCTCAAGGAATTGTTTCCGGCCGTGAGCGTCTATACCGAACAGGTCGAGCAGGGCTTCACGAAGCCTGCTTTTTTTGTTCGGCAAACGGAAGGTGCGCAGAAGCACGGAATGAACCGGCGGTATATTCGGACGGGGACGTTCGACATCGCCTACTTTCCGGTTCCGGGCAGTCCGCAGTTGATCCGCGATTGCGAGACGGTCCGGGATACGTTGTACGAGCAGCTTGAGCTGATCCCGTGGGAAGGTCAACCGTACCGCGGCTCGGGCATGCGCTACACGTTGACGGACAACGTGCTTCATTTTTACGTCAGCTTCGAGGTTCATATGATACGGCCGAAAGGGGTCGTGCCTACGATGCGAAATTTAGTACAGGAGGAACATATCCGACATGATTGAACAAGAGACAGGCATGATGGAAGAAACGATTGCGACTCAGGAGGGCTTGCCTGCTTTTACGAAGCAGCAGTTTTTGGAGTCGAAGCTGTTTACGGCGCAGCAAAAGGATTTGCTGAACGCTCTGCTTCACGATGAGGAAACGTATACGACCGACCAGGTCAAACAACAAATCGAACAATTTTTGAATAAGGCGGTGGAATAGATGGCAGGCGGAACATGGACAACTCAAAACAAAGTACGCCCAGGGGTGTACATCAATTTCGAAGGTGAAGGAAAACCGGCCGGAACAGCCAGCGACCGCGGGATTATGACGATGGCGCTGCCGCTCGGTTGGGGCGAAGCGAAAAAGGTGCTGACCGTAGGCGCAGGCGACGATGTGAAAACGCTGCTCGGCTACGATATCGCAGCGCCTCAGCTGCTGCTGGTTCGGGAGGCTTTGAAACGCGCCAAAACGGTGCTGCTGTATCGTTTGAATGCCGGTACGAAAGCAGCCGCGACGGTCGGTGCGCTGAAGGTGACGGCCAAGCACGGCGGCGTGCGCGGCAACGATTTGTCCGTTGTCGTTCAGGCGAATATCGACGACAGTAAGAAATTCGACGTGAAGACGCTGCTGGCCGGGCAAGCTGTCGACTCTCAGACGGTGGCCAACATCGCCGGGCTGAAAGCGAACGATTGGGTCGAATTCGGCGGCACGGGCGACTTGACGGCGACTGCGGGCGCTTCGCTCACTGGCGGTGCCGACGGCACCGTATCGAACCAGGACCATACCGACTATCTCGCGGCGATCGAAGTGTTCGATTTCCAAACGATGGCGCTTGCGTCCGGCGACGCTACGTTGAAATCCGTGTACACAGCATTCGTCAAACGGCTTAGAGACACCGAAGGCAAGAAGGTGCAGGCCGTGCTGGAAAACTATCCGGCAGCCGACTTCGAAGGCATCATCAGCGTCAAAAATGGCGTCGTGCTGACGGACGGCACCGTTCTGGATGCGGTGAAAGCGACGGTATGGGTAGCTGCGGCAACGGCCGGGGCGCAGGTGAACCAATCGCTGACGTACCAAGCGTATGACGATGCGGTCGATGCGGACATCCGTTACACGAACTCTCAAATCGAATCCGCGCTGCGCGGCGGCGAGGTTGTTTTTGTGCAAAACAAAGGCCGTGCCATCATTGAGCAGGACCTGAACACGTTCAAAAGCTTCCTGCCGACGAAGGGCAAAGTGTTCTCCAAAAACCGCGTGATTCGCGCGCTCGACGGCATTGCCAACGATATTAAGCGGATTTTCGAGACGTTCTATATCGGCAAGGTGAACAACGATCATGACGGTCGCAATTTGCTATGGAACGAGGTTGTTACTTACCTGAGAACGTTGCAGGCGAATGCGGCGATCCAAAACTTCAATTCGCAAACCGACGTGAAAGTCATTCAAGGCCAGGATACCGACAGCGTGTATGTGGAGCTGCATGTCCAGCCGGTTGATTCGATCGAAAAAATCTACATGAAAGTGACGGTGAAGTAACATGGCAGAACAAAAAGTGTTACGTGCTCGCGATACGATTAGCGGTCAAGAAGGCCGTGCTTACGCAACGATTAACGGAAATAAAGAAGAAATGTTTTATGTCAAGAAGCTGGAAGCCAAGGTCGAGAAAGAAAAAGCGGAAATCAAGGCGCTCGGCCGCCGGGGAACGCAAAGCAAGGCGAAAGGCTGGAAAGGCACCGGTAGCATGACGATTTACTATATCACTACGCTTTTCCGTGATCTGATGAGAGAATATATGGTCAACGGAAGGGACACTTATTTTGATATTACGGTATCGAACGAAGACCCTTCCTCTTCGGTTGGAATGCAAACCGTTATTATTAAAAATGTCAACTTGGACAGTGTCATTATGGCATCTCTCGATACCGGAAGCGATGCGTTGGAGGAGGAAATTGCCTTCACCTTCGACGGTATTGAAATTAAAGATCGATTCAACGCCCCTACTGCGGGCTAATCTCAAAAACTGGAGGACATAATTCATGAGCGATTTAAGCGTATTTTTTGCCCAAAATGCAGAAACGAGCACGATTGAGGAAGTTGTCGTTTCGGAACGATTCAAGGACCGGGAGGGTGTTCCGGTGCCGTGGCATCTCCGCAGCATGACGGAGGAGGAGAACGAGGCGGTGCGCAAAGCCGTCACGAAGCGCGTCAAAGGTAAAGGCGGCAGCTATACCACCGAAATCGACCAGAATGAGTATATCGCGAAGCTGGCCGTGAACAGCGTCGTTTTCCCGAACCTGAAGGATGCGGAATTGCAGCAATCGTACGGCGTGCTTGGCGCCGAGTCGCTGCTGCGCAAAATGCTGCTCCCCGGGGAGTATGCGAACCTGCTCCAAAAGGTGCAGGAGCTCAACGGCTTCGACAAAGATATGAACGAGCTGGTTGACGAAGTAAAAAACTAATCAACGAGGGCGCAGGCGAGGCGAATTACGCCTACTATGCCCTCCACGAGCTTCACATTTTACCGCAGGATCTCATGGCGATGTCGCGGCGCGAAAGGGCCGCGATCTACGCCATGATCGACGTGCGGGTGGAGAAAGAAAAACGCGCCCGCGCTAAAAAAGGGCTATAGGGAGCGTCTCTTAGGAGGCGCTTCTTTTTAGGTTGTAGAAAGGAGGTAGGGATGTGAATTTTGGTCTCCAAATATTTAAAAGCGTGGCAAAGTCATTTGGGCAGGTTCCAAGGTTAGTGCAATCTGCTCGGACAGGTATTTTGCGTATAAGCACGATGGCCTTTCTGCAATTTCAACGAGTGTCTGGAGCTGTAGGCGCATGGGTGAATAATCTGAAGAACAATATTATACAAAAATTACGCCAGATTCGATTGCCTTCCCTAAATATACCGTCTTCGAAGATCCAGATCGTTATTAACGTAACGATTAACATCTCCGGCAACTTGTCCGCACTTCAACAGTTTCAGCGATCGCCGGGAAAAATAGCCGCAATGTTCCGTAATCTCGGGGCAACGGTTAATAAAGTATTCCAGATTATAAAGCAACTCAAATTACCTTCTCTTAATTTAAAACCGATAGCCCGAGCTGCAGCGGCAATAAAGCAAGTGTTGTTAAATGCTTTTACAGGCGGGCTGCAAAGGTTTAAACAAGGTATTGGAGCGATTTCGTCTGGCTTTGGTAAGTTAAGAAACTATATTTCAACAGCCTTGCAGAACAGCCAGATCCGGTTGCCCCTCCCTAACGTAAGACAATGGTTGAAAAATTTACTGGGAGCAGTTAATGCAGCCGCACCAACTGTTAAAAAATCGTTTCAAAACTTTGGATCTATGGTTGGCTCTGTTGTAAGCCTCGAAAACGGGCAGAAGCTGTATCAAGCTACCGTTGGAGGAGCCATGGAACAGCAAAAAAGAAAAGATATGTTCAAATTCCGAGCGGGAAATGAGACAGAAAATGTTGGCGAATCCATGTTCCATAAGTTTAAAAGCGAAGCGCTGGAAGCAGGGGTCGATGTAAATGACTACTTGTCTACTGCTTTAACGTTCATGCCTGTAGCACAAAATGCGGATCAGATCAGTAAACTGAGTAAGCTTGCTCATCGTTTGGCGACATTCGATCCTGAAAACCAAGGAATCCAGGCTAATGGTTTAGCTTTAAAAGAGGCGCTGAGTGGGGATCCAGTTTCAATGGCGGCTTTGGCTAAACGGTTTGGCATGAGCCAAAACCAAGTGAATGAGCTCAAATTGGACAAACTTGCTGAGAAAGGCGACAATGAAGGATTTATTTCGGGAGTGGATAAGCTTTTTGAAATGAACAATATGGGGCAACAAGCTTATACTAATATGCTTAACAGTCCTGTTGAACAGGTTGGAACGTTGAAAACTCGTGTTAATAACGCTTTTGCCGAAACGGGTCAGGCAGCGTTTAAAGCGCTGGGAAAAGTGGTTAACGATCTCAATAAAGCTTTTGAAGATCAGAGGTTTAAGCCCTTCTTCGACGGATTACAAGCTGGATTTTATGCTATTGCTACAGGAGTCGAAGCTTTTGCTGGAATTATTATGAGTAATATCGGTCTTGTGCAAAATATTTTGCTTGCTCTTGGCATCGTTCTCTTGGTGCTTGCCGGTATATGGATAATACAGTGGCTCGCAGCCTTATGGCCCGTGTTCTTGATCATTGGGGTTATCGTATTGCTTTTGGAAATACTAAGTCAATGGGGTATTACCACGAGCCAAGTCGTCGGTTTTGTCGCCGGATTATTTTTCAGTCTTTTCGCTGCTATTCATAACCAAATTGCTTTGTTTTGGAATGTCATAGTTTCCGTCGCTGAATTTTTCGCCAACGTTTGGAATGAACCGGGATATGCCTTTAAGAAGCTTTTTTACGATTTGTTAAAAAACGTATCCGGAAATTTAACCACTTTTATCAATACCGCCATTACGGGGCTAAACTGGCTGATCGAGAAAGTGAATAAAATAACCGGAAGTAAATTCTCACTTATCAGTAAATTCGAGAACGAATGGGTAGACAAGCTTAAACCGGATCCAAAGGAAGGTACGGTAGATTTATCCAACATGCGTTGGGAACAAATGGACCTAGCCAATGCTTTTAACCAAGGACAAGACTTTGCCAACAAGGCCATGAATTTTAATATTCCCGAGGGAATGGACTTGGACAAAAAGGTTCCGCCCCCGCCTCCGCCCCCGGACAATAGTCATCTTTGGAACAATACGAGAAATTTCCCTGTCGGCCAACAGCCTGGCTCCGAGCTTCCTAATCTCAACCACGTGAACTCGATCGGCCAAATCGAAAATACGGTCGATATTTCCAGCGAAGACTTGGAGGTCATGCGAGATTTGGCTGAAATTCAGAGCATCCAAAACTTTGTGACGCTGACACCGACCGTACAGGTGACCACAGGAGATATTCACCAACCGACCGATGCGAACGAAATGATCCGGCGCATCGAAGAAGTGATGTCGCGCGAAATCGCAAATTCCGCTCAAGGGGTGTACGCGTGATGGAAGACAATTATTTTATTTATTTGAGCTTTAATAATCAGGCTGAAGGTTGGAGGCTGCCGGTCAACCCGGAATCGATCGAAATTTCGGAAGAAGGGCAGGGGAAAACGTACAATATTGTCGGCAAAGGCGGGGGGACAGAGGAGACCCGTGCGGGAGAAATTAATGTCATTCAGAGCCCGAGGCTGAAGACGGTCAGCTTCAGCAGCTTTTTTCCCTCAAAATCGCATAACTATCCGTTTATTGTAAAGGGAATCCCGGAGTTGACTCCGAACACTCCGAACTACCGGTATCTTAGCGATGGGATTCATGACCCGATGAAATACGTTAAAGATATTCGTAAATGGATGGAAACCAAGCATCCCATTCGTTTTATGTATATCGTTCGACGACGTCGCGAAGATGGAAAACTAGATAACGCCAGCGATCGAGACCTTAACTTTCCGGCCTCGATCGAAAAGTTCGAATGGAAGGAGGTTGCCGGTTCCCCAGGTGATATCGAATATTCGCTATCACTTAAGGAATACGTCTTTTACTCCGCCAGAAATGTTCAGCCCGTTATGAACGCGAAGGGGGAGACCGTTCTCGTTCAGCAGCAGCCTGCTCGTCCGAACGAAGGGGTCATGCCGGAGACGCACATCTTCCAAGACGGGGACAGTCTTACGAAAATATCTACAAAGTACTACGGCGACAGTGCGCGTGCCCGCGAAATCCAAGAATTGAATGGGATTTCCGATTCGGAAGTGGAAGGTATTCAAAACGGCACGGTACTGAAACTGCCGCCAAAGTAAAGGGGGAGCGTCATGCTCCAGATCGAAATCGATAACAAGGACGGCTTCCTGTGGGATCTTTCGGGGATCGTCTCCGAAGCGACATTTAAAACCGCCCGGGTCGGGCAGGCTTCAAGCTTTGAAATGACCTTGATCAAGGGCGGTTTCTACGAATCGAAAGAATTCAAGTACAATCTTGGCGACATTGTCCGGGTCAGACAAGACGGACGCAATGTGTTTTACGGCTATATTTTCTCCATTGAGAGCGGGAGAGAGGAAACCGTACAGATTACGGCCTACGATCAAATGCGTTATTTGCTTGCAAATGATTCTTACGTGCTCTCGAATGTAACGGCAACGCAAGTGGTGGAGCGCATCGGCAAAGACTTTGGGTTGAAGCTGGGCAAGCTGGACGATACGAAACACGTCATTCCGGGGCTTAGCGAAAACAACACGAAATTGCTTGATATCATTTACAAAGCGCTCGACAAGACTTTAATCGCCACTAAAAAAATTTACGTCCTCTTCGACGATTTTGGGGAGTTGACACTTCGTGATGTCGAAACTATGGCTTTGGATTTTTCGCTTGGGGATACGAGCCTTGTTTACGATTATAAGCAGAAACGCTCTCTCGACAAAACCAGCAACAAGATCAAGATCGTCCGGGACAATAAAGAATCCGGAAAGCGCGAGCTATACATTGTTCAAGACAGCCGAACCATTGCCAAATGGGGGCTGCTTCAGCATTACCAGACCGTCGACGAAAAGGTGAGCGTCGAAAAAGTCAAAGAAATGTTGGACAATCTGATCCAGCTGAAAAACCGAGAGCAAAGATCGTTTTCGATCGACGCTCTTGGGGACATCCGCGTGCGGGCCGGCTGCTACGTTTCCATTAACGTGGAAGAGCTGGGATTGAACCAACGCTTTTTGGTCAACGAATGCACGCATAAATTTGAAGGCAGTGTCGAGCATACGATGAGTTTGGAATTAATCGACATTCGCATTGGGGAGAGGTAGGAATGGGACTCTTAAATCTTATCAAGCAAGCCGGTCTCGATGCTGTTGAGGCGGGCAACCCCGTTTCCGTATTGTACGGAACGGTAATTAGCGAAAGTCCTCTGAAGGTGAACGTTGATCCGCGTTTCACGCTGACGGAGGATTTTTTAATTGTTCCAGAGCAACTGACGGACTACCGGGTGACGGTGGGAGGACAGGAGATCGTGATCCGGGAAGGCTTGAAGACGGGTAACCGCGTTATTTTGCTCCGCATGCAGGGCGGAGAGCAGTATGTCATTGTAGATCGGGTGGTGACGGCATGATTCCGCAAGGCGGTGTGCTGGGAAACAACCGGAACGTGGAAATGACGCAGCTTCCCAGCCGGACATACCGGTTGGATAACGTGATGAACCGGATCGTCGGTATGACCGACGGGCTGGACGCGGTCAAGCAAGCTGCGCAGCTCATTTTGGAGACAGAGCGTTATGAGTATTTGATTTATAGCGACAACTATGGCCGCGAGTTCTCCGGATTGCTTGGACGGGAGCCCGCTTTCGTGCAGGCGGAGCTTTATCGGCGCATCCGGGCGGCGCTTATGCAGGACGACCGGATTCGGGATGTGCAAGACATGCGGATCACGGTTATGGGGGACGAGGCTTCGGCTTCGTTCACCGTCGTATCGCAATACGGCAGTTTTGAGATGACGAAAGGAGTGGGAGCGGGTGTATGAACATCAGACGTTTCAAACGATTTTGAACCGGATGCTTTCCCGCGTGCCAGCAGACGTGGATAAGCGGGAAGGCAGCATCATCTATGATGCCCTTGCGCCGGCCGCTTTGGAACTGACGGAGATGTATTTTCAGCTGGATACGAATCTGGACCTTTCGCTTGCGGATACGTCGAGCGACGAATTTTTGGAACGGCGGACGGCCGAGTTCGGGGTTGAACGTGAAAAGGCCAGCAAAGCGCGACGCAAGGGGCTATTTTACGGGAATGCCGACGCCCCGGCGGATGTGCCTGTCGGCAGCCGATTCGGCGCCGGGGATCTGAGGTATGCGGTCGTTCGTCGGATTGCGGCAGGCGTATTCGAGCTGGAATGCGAAACGGCCGGCGCCACCGGGAACCATTATTTCGGCGCGCTGCTGCCCATCGATTATATCGCCGGACTTGTCCGCGCAGAGCTGGCCGACGTGCTTGTCCCGGGAGAGGACGAGGAGACGGACGAAGCGCTGCGGAAGCGGTTTTTCCAAGGGCAGAAGGAGAAGCCGTTCGGGGGCAACGTGGCGGATTACAAGCAAAAGATCGGCAATATTCCCGGCGTCGGCGGGGTCAAAATCTTCCCGGCATGGCAGGGAGGCGGAACGGTCAAATGTACCTTGCTGGGTAGTGACTTTAATCCGCCGTCCGCCGCTTTGATCGAAGAAGTGCAGACGGCTATAGACCCTACGGTGAACAAGGGTAAAGGCTGGGGGCTGGCCCCGATGGGCCATACCGTCACGATTGACGGCGTACAAAGCGTGAAGCTCGACGTGGAGACGACGATTACGCTCGCAGCTGGTGTGTCCGTCGGGCAGGTGCAGGGAGAGATTGAGGCTGCGATTTCTGCATATTTGCTTGGGCTGCGCCAAACCTGGGCGGAAGAATCACAGCTGACTGTCCGGATCAGCCAGATCGATGCGCGTATTTTGACCGTATCCGGGGTTAACGATGTGAAGGGAACTCGCTTGAATGATCAGACGGCGAACATGACTTTGTCCACGGAGAAAATCCCGCAGATGGGGACGGTGAAGTTGCATGTCTAAGCTGATGAACTATTTGCCGGAGCATTTTCACGAGATCAAGGAAATGAAGGAGCTGACCCGGACCGAGGACGAGGAAATCGAGGCGATAGCTCACGCGGTCCGGCAGTTTTTGGATAACCAGTTCGTCACGACGGCGCAGGAATGGGTGATCAAACGTCGGGAGGACATGGTCGGCATTCGCGCAGACTCGGCGGTGGAAACGCTGGAGTTCCGCCGCAACCGGCTAATTAACCGTTATTCCACGCGCCCGCCGTTCACCGTCCGCTACCTGCAAAGCCGCTTGGATTCCCTCATCGGGCAGGGCGTGGCGAAGGTGGAAGTGGATGGGCAAAACTTTAATTTGAAAATTACGATGGGTGTGCCCGATGCGGCGTATTTCAAGGAGATCGAGCATACGGTCCAAATCGTCAAACCGGCGAACCTTGTATACAACCAGGCGACTTCTCTGGCCGACCGCGTCGGGCTGGAGGAGCACATTTGGAAAACGCCGCTTACCCGGATGACCCGGCTCTCCACGACGTGGAAGCTGGGCAGCACCCGATTCGCCAATCGTGGCAAGGAGGTACAGGTGAAATGATTCCTACAACGTTTATAAGCGAGCTGGCTCAATTTACGAATACGCAAATTGCAAAAGTGGTGCTGAACGGGAGTTACGAGATCGATACGTTTCGGATCAAAAAAGTGGATGCTGGTACGGTGGAGCTGGAGTATATGATCCCCGCTGGATCGGTGGCTGAGGTGACTTTGATCGAGCTGAAAAGCAGCAAAGGGCAAGTCGTAAGCTCTAACGAGGCGTATATGCCGATTACGAGCGATACCATAATTAAGCATACGGTAACGGTGAAGGAGGCTTAACATGGCATACACAGGAAAAACGGATTGGAAATATGACGAGGTTGTCACGGAAAACGACATGAACAGGATCGAAAAGGGTGTCATGGTTGCACATACAGAACTCCAAGACGTCAAGGATACGGTGGCTAAACGTACCGCCGTGGTTGTTGTGGCCGCGAGCAACAGTAGTCAAAAGTCCAAAAATGGTGCGGATTATATTTGTACCGGCACGGACGATTATTTGACAATTAACGCCGCCATCAGTGCCTTACCAGCAATTGGCGGGAAAGTGTTTCTTATGGCGGGGACTTATAACGTCTTTTCATCGGTGGAGTCTAAGGACAGATCTATAAATCTCATATCAAATTTAACTTTAGAAGGACAAGGCTATTCCACTGTGCTTTATTATCCGCAGAACTTTTTTACTGAGGAGCTCTACCTTATTATGGGTTATGAAAAGAGCCATGTTACTTTGAAGAATCTTCGTATTACAACAAAGGGAGGTGTCTAAATGCCTGGTACTATAGTTATTAGGCTTGGCGAATCGGCAGTCCTGGAAAACATCTTTGTTGAGATGCCAACCAATCCGGATACTTTTCGTAATTTCATTTATCTTGGCTCAAATTCTAGGGTAATTTATTCATATATCGCAAATGTTAATGAAGTAAGCGTATCTAGCAATGCTTTGGTTACTTGTTCATATATTTCAAATGTGAAAGCAGTAGACGTATATAGTTCTTCTTTGGTTACAGGCAATAGGTTTGAATTCTCGAAAATTAACGTGCATGGCGATGACAGCTTGATTACGAATAACACTATAAGAAATCATACTGACGGTGGAATAGAAGTTAGGTTTGGAAGTAACAATCTTATACAGGGAAATATGATTAGAAAAGGCACTTCCTCTCCCGAATACGGTATTATGATTAATTCCGGAGACGGTAATTTTGTGATTAATAATGACCTGAAAGATAGCGGTAAAACAGCATTTAGTGACCAGGGAAGAGGCACTATAACCACAGCCGGAAACAGAACATAGCCCTGACGAATCAGGGGTATTTTTCATTTTCTTAATTGTATTAGAATTCGTAATTGATGTTCTCAAACCAAAATTGCCGGAGGTGTTAATATGGACAAAGCAACGATTTTCAAAACGGGCTTCGGCGTCGTTGGGGCCTTTATTTCTTGGGTGGTCGGCGGGCTCGGCCTTGCCTTTACAATCCTGTTGGGCCTTATACTGCTAGATTATGCAACGGGGATCATGGTGGGATACGTCAGAAAGGAGCTTAGCAGCCGCATCGGAACGAAAGGACTGCTTCGAAAAACTTATATTATCATTCTAGTCGGCTGCGTGTATATGATCGAACTGTCGGTCCTTAACTCAAACGGTGTAATTGGGGACGGGGTCGTTATTGCGTACAGCGTCATTGAGTTCCTTAGCATCGTCGAAAATGGCGGGAAGCTCGGCGTGCCGCTCGGGCCGCTGGCGAACGTCATATCGGCCGTGAAGGGAAGGAGCGAATCGAAGTGACCAGAGAAGAATTTATCGCCATCGTTGCGCCTGTCGCTGTGGAACTGAAAAGGGAAGGTTCTCCGATCTTTCCTTCGGTTCGGATTGCCCAGGCTTTGCTGGAAACCGGCGGCAAGATCCATGAGTGGAACAATCTTGTCGGTTATAAAGTCGGCAGCGGCCGGCCCAATAAGTTTTGGAAAGGAAAATCGGTAAGCACCAAGACATGGGAAGTATACGACGGCATCCGAGTAGATGGAGTAAAAGCCCATTGGCGCGCCTACGACTGCCTCGAGGATTGCTTCCGGGATCAGGATTTGCTTTTTCAATGGAGTCGGTACGACCGGGTACGAAGCGCCCAGTCGCCGCAGGAACAGGCGGAGATGCTTCGTGTTTGCGGTTATGCTACCGATCCGGATTACTCTAAAAAGTTAAAACATTTGATCGCGAGCTATTCGCTCGAACAGTACGATAAGGAGGCGGCAGAAGTGATGCTGGATACGGGAGTGGCCAATACAATTATCGCTACATGGATGAGTCCGGCCTGGAAGGAGTCGGATGCAAAACGCCGCGAAGCGGAACAACAAGGAGACGGGAGCACAGTCTCCGCTCATCAACAACAGGCGGATTATATTCATTGGCTCGCAAATGAGCTTCGGAAAGCGTCCGGACAGGTTTTGCAATAATTCAGATGTATAACGAAATGGACTAACCTCCCTACTGGCTTTGGCTGGTAGGTTTTTTTATTAAATGGAAGTAAATTACATTAAAAGATTCGGTAATGTGGCTTTCGGAAGCTACGTTCGGAAGCGGAAAAGAAGCAGGTTTTGGTGGCATTGTAGCAGCAGCAGGGACTTCGATCAGCGCATTTTTGGGTGGCTGGGACACAGCTTTGAAACTGTTGGTCTTTCTTATGGTTGCGGATTATGTGTCCGGTCTTCTCGGAGCGATCAAGAACAAAAACGTCAACAGCGAGGTTATGTTCTGGGGCGGAGTCCGGAAGGGTATTGTGCTCAGGGTTGTAGCGCTGGCCTCTATGTGCGATCAGTTCGTAGGCGGAGACTCCCCTATTTTCCGAACTATTACGCTGTATTTCTACGCTGGCCGGGAAGGGCTGTCTGTGGTTGAGAATCTTGGAATATTCGGCGTTCCGCTGCCGACTGGCTTGGCCAAATACTTAGAGCGGTTGCATCAAAAAGGGCAGGGGGAAGACAAAAAATGAATGGCTTCAAAATGAAATTTCCAATCACGACCCGGTATTTGACGGGGCCAAGTAAAAGACGCCCGTGCATTCCGATGCCGGGCGTTCGTTTTATGGTGGCGCATGATACCGGGAATCCCGGATCAACTGCGGCAGGCAACGTGTCGTATTACGAGCGCAGCCGGAACGACATGTCGGCTTCGGCACATTTGTTTGTGGACGACCGGGGGATTATCGAGTGCATCCCGTTTTTGACCGGGACTCCGGAGAAGGCGTATCACGTCGTGTATAATGTCACGACGGACAGTAAGATGTACGGCTGCAATTCGAACGACGCAGCGGGCGGTGTGGAACTCTGCTACGGTGGCCGGATCAACCTGCAGGAGGCGTACAAGCGATACATATGGGTGCTGGCCTACGCCTGCTATCGGTACGGCTTGAACCCGGCGACGGACATAACAGGGCACCATATCCTCGATCCGGCGAGGAGGACGGACCCGGTGAACGCCTTACGGCTTCTCGGGAAGAAGTTTGAGCAATTCATAGCCGATGTGGTAACTGAATATCAGGAATGTACGAATGAGGAGGACGAGCCTATACTTGAAGCAGGACTAGCGAATACAATCATTGATACGTGGATGGGTCCGGCTTGGAAGGAAGTAGACGCCAAGCGGAGAGAGGCGGACCGGGCCGGAAACGGCACCGCGGCTGGGGCACATCAAAAACAGGCGGATTATATCCATTGGCTCGCAAATGAGCTTCGGAAAGCATCCGGGCAGGTTTTGCAATAA